AAGCAAACGACGGTAGCGCAGCTCCTCCAAGGCTCGTGTAGATACCCGTTATCTCATCAATAAGGTGGTTCGGATAATTGTACACGTCGATGCCGATTGACGTGTTGTCCGCAATGCTCGGTGGGTCAACGCTGTCGGCCTCCACCTGGCACTGGTAGAACATCGCAAAAGTCTTGTCGCTATTGACAACGTCTTGGCTTGAAATAGGAACCAGTCTTTCGAAAAATCCGCTTGCTGCCTCTTCCGCCGTAACGGTTACTTCAAAGCTCGTGTCTTCGTAGTAAGTCCACGGTGCTTCAGCACCAGAAGCAGTAGAGCTGATAACGAGGCCAGCCGCAGTGCTTTCAAGCGTTACGTTCTCGCCAGCAACCAATTCCGTGCTGGAGCCAAGCGAAGCAGTAAGCTCTTCTGGTTTATTTTGTATGTAAGATGGCTCGTCCTCGTTGGTCTCTGCCCAGTTACTTTGTACCTGCTCCACTGGTGTACCGTCGGAAGCCGTAACGATGGAATTTATACGGAATACGGACAGCTTGAGTACGCGGGCAGTTGCGCCGGAAGGGAGACCAGCCACGGCACATATAAACTTCTCGCCGTGCGAACGGTAGGTTCCGCTCACATTGAGGGTTTCATCACGGTCTGCGGTAAGGTCGAAATCGACCATCTGGGACATGCCGCCGGAGCAGTTCACGGTAATGGTCTCTACCGCGTTCCGGGCAGGTCCAGCCCAGGAGATATCGACAAGCAGTTCGTAGTTGTACCAGCCCGGTCGAGCATACAGTTCGTCGTTGACAAGGTAGAGGCTGTCTCCGATTCCCCTGTCCTTGGAAAGCAAGAAGGAGCCGTCTTCGGTGACTAGGCCGTTTCCGGAGCATACGATGATTTCTGGGGAGTTTTCGGTAACCGAAAGGTCCACGCCGTTCGCCGTGTTGGTGACAGTGATGGAACCGTCGTTGGAAGTGATGTTGGTGCTGGAAACGCCTCCGCCTTCTGCCGGATTCACGTTGTATCGGCTCATGGACAGGGAGCCGTAGCGGTTATAGATGTACACGTCGTATGAATGGCTGTCGTCAGCCAGCACGATATTGCTGCCCAATGCATCCAAGGGAATCTTGAACGGATGCAGTGTTCCGGAGAAGTCGCTGGCACAGTAATACTTGGTTCTGGTGCCAGCCAGATATGTTTCGATGTAGCCGCCTGTCAACGGTTTACCAGCCGTGCTGACGGCCTGGAACGTCGGGCTGAGCAAGTAGTTCAGTGCCATATATCCCCTTCTTGTAGAAATTCTTGTCGGCGGGATTCGCCCAAATCTTCGAATAAATAATTAAAAACGTATAAACATAGAATGAACTAATTTATGACCTAGACAGTCAAGGACTTTAAATGAAACAGATTAGATGGAACGCGGTAAGCCGCAAGCGCTTACGCAACGCACGTTACACAGACCCAGAATATGTGGTTGGGTATGACCTGGACACGCACGACATGGACGATCTGGTTACCAAGTTCAATGCAGACACTATAACCGGGCCGGAGTCCGACCGACTGGGCCGACACGTCCTCACGCTGATGCAGATAGTCGTCGAGAACCCCAAATTTCTAAGCCGACCGAAAGAGGACTACGAAGAACTCACGGACTACATGTTTTTAAAGATGTGGGGCGCAATCAAGTACATCGACACGACAAAGGGCAGGGCCTACTCCTACCTCTACCGATCCGGCTACACAGCCGTCGCCTCCTACTACCAGACTAAGAACAAGGTAGAAGAGCGTGAGAAGCAGATAGACGAATACCTTCAGGATGTCTGGCAAGAGTATGACGAAGAGCGCTCCGACCACAAGATCGTGACAAGCTCACTGGACCAATATTAACAGGAATAAAAAGGCGGCCCGGCATGGTGCCGTGGCCGCAGTGAGGAGCATATCTATCGCGACTGGTTACTGCACGACCTTGACGAGGTTGGTGCAAGCGTCCTTCACGATAACCGTAGCGGCAGCGCGAGATTCGACAAGACCACCCATGTAAGTGGTGAGCCAGCGAGTCTTGTTAGTTCCGGCCATGACGTCCACAGCGCGGTTCTGGAAGACCGTGAGACCTTCGTTCGAACCCTTGGTCGTGTCGGCGTTAGATGCGTCGATTTCGTCCAAAGTCTCGAATTCCATGGCACCGTCGAGACGGAAGATACCAGCAAAGTAGTTACCAGCATCAAGGAACTTGACCTGGCCTTCAGCAGACACGAGGTTGTTGAAAGCGGTGATGGCGGCAGAAGCGGAAGAACCGAATGCCTGACCGTTAGCATCGCAGATAACCTTGTTGCCTTCGTAGAACCAAGCTTCGTCGTCGATTGCCTTGACAATCATCACACCGTTAGACGTACCGTCCATGACAGCAGTGAAAGCCTTGAGTTCGGAAGTCTTGTCACCGACGAGGTCAGTCGCGTAAGCGCCTTCGACCCAGATGGTGAAGCCCTTCGGAATCTTCACGGCGATCGGGGAGCCACCGTCGTTGAGCGTAATCGTTGCAAGGTTGTTGTCGGTGTAGGAAGAACCGCCAATCGTAGAGGTGTAACCCTTTGCGTAGGCGATGCTGTCAATTCCGGCAGCTGCAGTGGCAAGTGCGCTGGAAACGTTCACGAGCGGGAGGAACTGGTTCGTGCGGATTTCAGACACGCCATCGAGCGTACCGAGCAAGCCCTTGCGGAAGATCGGTTCTGCACCTTCGACAGCGTCGAAAGCCTTGCCAGTGTTGGACAAGCGGCTGTTAATCATCGGATGGATGAAGCCGTAGATGTCTTCGTCGGAAACAGAACGGAGATAGTTCTGGGCGTCCTTGAGAACGCCAACACCGATACCAGCGAAACAGGTGTTCGGAACACCGAAGTCGCCATCGTAGTCCTTGACGTACGTACCGTCGCCCTGGAGCTTACCCTTGGCACCGTTGATCACGTCACCCACGATACCGTTAGCGAGCTTCTTTGCATACGGGATTGCGACTTCCTTTTCCCAGTAGAGGTCAGTTACAGGTTCGATGAAGCTGGTGTTGACAGCCACGTTACCGATCTTGAGGGACTTGGTAACCTTGCGTTCGCGAATGTCAGAAGCGCCAGCAGTGGAAATGTTGAGGCCACGGCTGTAAACGCCAGCATCGCGTACGACGAATTCGTAGGACTGGCCGTTTCTGCGGTGCTTCAATTCATCCTTGAAGTACTTGCGGCTGCCCACAGTGAGATAGTTAGAGCTTTCGGCTGCGCGAAGGGCAACCAAAGCGGTTTTCTTGTTGGTAACAATAGAGTTAGCCATAATGAATTTTCCTTTAGTTTAAAAAAAACAGTTTCTGGTTAGCCTTTAGGCTTACGTCTCAAGTGCTCGTTAGCCCAGTCCCTTGAACTGTAGTCAGGTTCCGGAGCCGACGGACTGCTCGTAGTCTGCTTCCCAATAACCGGGATCGTCGGTTTCGGCGCGGGAGCTGGCTGTGCCGCTGGCTTGGGTTGTTCATGCCGATTGTCAGCAGGAACCGCTTCTCCACTGAGGAATTTGTGCGTAAACTGTGCAAGGTTGATTCGGAGCATTTCCGGGTCGTTGTCGCGGAACACTTCCCTGAGAGCTTTCTCGTTTGTCATCAATTCCTTGAGGACCTTGGGAAACTGTTCTACGCTGGACAAGTAACCTACAAATGCTTTCTTGGTTCCCGGAAACCGTTCATCCTTGTCGGCAACAGCCTGGAAGAATGCTCGACCGTCGGGACCTTCGACCAACTGTCTGTACTCGTTTCGTGCTTCGTCAGTGTCAAACGACAATGCAATGCGTCTTTCGCGCTCGGCTTCGACTTCGTCGTCCTCGCTCTGCTTGATGGCCGCCTCGTTGGCTTCCACCTTGGCTCGCATGGACTGTTCCTTCTGTCGCCAGTCGATGTAGTCGTCAACCTTGTTGTTGAAGTCTTCGAGCTTGAGACCCTTGTACGTTTCCAGTTCCTTCTTCAACCGCTCGTTCTCATCCTGTAGGCGCTGGCGCTTTTCACGTTCGGCCTTGCGTTTTGCCTTCTCAAGCTGGAATGCGTGGTTGATTCGTTCGGACTGCGTATAACGTTTCTTGGGCTTGTCCTCTGACCCGGTCTTCGACTCTTGCTTATTGTCGGATTCCTGTGGGGCCTCCTCAGTCTTGTTCTCTTGCGGAACTTCCGCATCCTTGACTTCGGTGCCTTCCGTTTCTTCAGCCTTTTCGGCCTTCTCCGGTTCTTCTTGTGATGTTCCCTGGAGCTTCTCTGCGACTTCAGTCGGCTGTGCCTGCGCGGCCTCTTTCGCCATCTGCTCGTCAACCATCTTTTCTGCTTCTTCACTAGTAATATTCATAAGGGGCAGTATTCCTTGTTACCCGGAAATTCGTTGCACGGTGTCGTCCGGTTCGGCACTTTTCAAAGAAATAATTAACTCACCTTTTCAGGCCGCCGTTCATCGCCGCCCAATAATTGGTGAAAGCCTTCTCAAGGTCCGGAGAAGTGACAAGTTCTGACACGCGCTTGGCTGTCTCCGGGACGGTTCCGGCGGACGGATAGAAATAACCCTTCGACGGATTGCTGCGGAAGTAGAGCATTGCTCCCCCGGCCATCGGCACGATAGAGCTGAACATGTCCGAAGTGATGTTGAGCGGACGTCTTGGGACACGGTCTTCGTCCCAGTATTCCTCAAGGCTGTCAAGCTCGCGTTCGGCTGCATCGTTCGCTTGCATCGGAGTACGGTACAGCGTACCGATAAGGCGGTTGTACTTTTGCCTTATCTGTTCACGCTGTTCTTCGGTCTGCCTCCAAGCGGCACGGCGGTTCGCATAGTTGAAACCGCTGTTGTCCGCACCGGCACCTATGTCAAACCGTATCATTGGTTATCCTCCGTATGCCGCGTCTACGCCGTCGTTCACGCCTTGTTCGTAACCGCTGTCTTCGCCCTGTGCGTAAGCCTCTTCGACTTCGCCGCTCTGCTTGGCAACTTCGAGCATGACCTTGTCCGTATCGTTCTCGGCCTTGGCCTGTGCCTTCATCGCCTCGACTTGGAGCTTTGCGGAATCGTTGATCATCTTGGCCGCATCCACTTCGCCTTGCTGCTGGAGCTTGGCAGTTTCAATAGCCATCTTGTCTTGTTCTTGGATTCGGAACTTGTTGAAGTCAAGAATACGTTGTTCGCGGTTTTCCATCAAGCTCATCTGGGCGGCATCAAGCTGCTTCTGGAGCTGGTCATTGAGCTGCATCTGCTGATCCAGCTGCATCATGGTCATGTCTAGCGTGGCCTTCATCTGTTCGAGCGTGTGGATGGCTGCCGGGTCCTGTTCAGCGTCGTCGATGTATACGATGTCACGCGGCAAGTTGGCCACGATATTCTTGGACAGGAATTCGCCCACGTCGTCTTCGAGCGTGTCGGCAAAGTACTTCGCGATAATCGGCTTCATAGTGTCCGGAGCAATAGTTGCAAGGGCTGTCAATTCTTGACGCGCCTTCATCTGTCTCGTGACCACGTTAGGGCCGTTTTCGAGGCTGAAGTCAAGCAGCTGGCCGTTGTTGAGCAGCTGGATGATGATCATCGAAATGGTGCGCGTGGCCGTGTAGGCGTTGTTGAAGTAAGAAGCCGTGTTGGACTCCTTGCTTACTTGCTGACGGAGAATTTCGGTAGCGGTCTTCTCCGGCTGGCCAGTCGGAATTCCGGTCAAAGGCACACCGACCACGTCTTCCATAAGCGTACGGCAAGTCGTGACGGTTGTCTGCAAGTCGCCAGTCTCGAAGGATTCGGTCAGCGGAACTGGCTGGTGTTCACCCTTCCACATCACGACCATCGCATCGTCACGGTCACACTTCGCGTAATATTCCTGAAGGCCGTCAATCGCGTCCACGTTGATAAGGTAGTTTGCCTTGGCCGAACGACCGCAGCGCTCGATGAGCGTGGAGTATGCGATGTTGCAGCCCAGCTCAAGCGGGAAGGTCTGCTGGATAATTCCGTTGTAGTCGATACGGTCTTCGGAATAGATTTCATTTCCGGCAAAGCGGATAATAGGGATAAACGAAATGGGAAGCACTTCGCTCTGGACAACCTTTTCCGAACAAATCTTGTAGAAGTGTACGCCGTCGTTTTCCTTGACATAATATGACACGACCGGGACCTGTCCTTCAGGCACGTTCCACTGGTCCATACCCTTCAAGTTCAGCAAGCCTTGGGTATTCGGATAGTCCATCGGCACCACGTCATCGCCGTAGAGCCTACGGGCCTTGCGGACCGGGATGAAGTTAACAAGAGCACCCTGCTCGGCATCGCTTCCGTCAACGGTGTTGATGCCGGGATCGAGCGCAACGCTCTGTAAGTACTTGACGCTTTCCAGTGTGATTGTCGGCTGGCCGCTGACCGGGTCGAGGTCGGTGGAGACCACGACGAAACCAGCACCAGTCAGCACGTCCTTGCGGAATGCGTCAAGGTATGCGGACTTGGCGTCGTTACGCTGTTCGAAGGAGTCAATCGCCTCCTGAATATCCTTCACGGCCTCGTCGGACTTGTTCTTGAGTTCGGTATGCCACGGCGAAGCGGAAAGTGGAGAAGAGATGGCGTTGGACATCACTCCCCAGTTATTCATTGACAGATTGAGACGGTTCTTTCCTGGGCGGTAGTCATTTATCATGTCCGTGTCCCAGAAAGTGCCGGAATAACGCTTCAAGTCCTTGACCATTCTGGAAATCGACTTGTTGTAGCGGCGGCTGGACTTGCCAAGAAATTCGCGGCAGTCCTCGATAATCTTTTGATCGTCTATTTTCATATATGTTCCTCAAGACAAATAATTAGTCATGACGGTCCAGACATTCATACTGGATACCCAGATTGAAATGGTAGTCAGTGAAGCTTGGCATGTTGTTCAAAGAGAATGACAGCGAACCGTGGAAGAAACAAGCGTTTGCCTGAGACGATACCAAGCTGGTAGGCGGTGTCGCCGTCGGGTCGTCCCAGTACGGCATGATGCCCCACGTATATCCATCGATGAAGTAGGCACCGAGCTGGGCGTCGTGGTAGCGGTTGTGCTGGTACTCGTTGGTGGTTCCAGCGCTCTCAAGGGACTGAGGCCATATCGTCAACTTTGCCCTTACAATGAATCGGTCAGTCCCGATGCGGAACATACGGATCTGGTCGAACAGAGGCTGGCTGTACCACGGCATGATAAAGCCGTTCGGTCGACCGTTCGTGTCGGAGTCGCTTCCGCCCAGCACATTCTGCGTGAGGTGGTACGGCTCCGTCGGAGGCTGCTGGGAACCCATCATCGTTGCGTGATGGACGGTGTACGTATGCATTTCCACCTTCGTCTCGTACGAAAGGAAACCGCCGCTGTTGTTAGCGTACGTGTAGGTGTGGTGCGAGTCGAGCGGGTCGAGGTTGGTACGGTCGATGAGGATTGGCGAATCAATCGGGCTGTAGTTGTTCGTCCACACGGCGTTCACCGTGGAGTTGGCCACAGCGGGGACAAGCCTGTAGTAGTTGTTCAAGGTGCAGCCTATCATCCGCACGGTAGGGACCTGGGTCACTGCGTAGTGAAGAATCTCTGTCGAAATCTGACAGTTGGTGAGGCTGAGCGCACCACGGACGGTGAAAGGCATATTGAGCGCTACGTTGTTCAATGCAGCGTCGCCGTTCACCAACACGCCCGGACCCTGGAAGGACGTGTCACGAGCGACAAGGCTAACGAGGTAGGTGAGAGTGTTGACAAAGTTGATGGCACCGCCAGTGATGAGGAACGCTGGCTGGTAACCGACACCGGCCTCGCCTGTCGATACGTTGCTGAAATTAAGCTCGGAGTCTTCGCAAGTCACGACAGTATTGTCGGCATAGGTGATTTCCAGACTGCCACGGCAGCCCTCAAATCCCACGCTTACTCCGGCCGTGTACGTAAACGAGTCGAACAGCGCGTTCTTGAACCAGATTCCGGTCAACGTAATGGAGCAAGACGCGTCAAGGGTCTGCATGCACACGTCAACGATAGGGTCGTGCTTCTGGCTGCGGAGAACGCACCACAGCGGCATGCGTCCTACGAAGTCAAGAGGCTGGATAGTGCAGTTGTCATCGATAACCGGGGCAATCGACTGGCCGACGAACATGGAGCCGCGAAGTACGCAGTCCCTGAACGTGTTCTCGCCAAGATGGCCGTCAGATACAAGTTCACAGTGCTCGAATACCTTGTTCGAAGTATCCACAGTGACGATGACACGCGCATCACTGAATGTCGTTTTCTGACACGGGCCGTCGAGCCATACTTCGTTGTACGTAATGGCGTCGCTGAAGTTCCAGCTCGCCTTCACGAGGTCTGCCGATACCTTGGTGTTGCCATTCAAGAATTTCGGGTCGCCTTCCCAGTTACCGTAGAAGTACGAAGGCGCATTGTCCACGAAGATGGTCCCGCCCGATACGATGATCGGGTTACGGCTGGTAGCGCTGAGGTAGCTGTAGATAAAGTAATGGTTAGCGTTCGTACCGTTGAACAGCGGCTTGATGTCGCACTTGTTGCAGTAGTTTACAAGCTGCGTGATGCGCGTAGCCTGGTCCACAGGCATCGAGGAAGAGTCATAGGGGAACACGCCGAAGTGCTTGGAGTCGCACACTTCGGTCGGCTGGACCATCTTCCATCTTCCGGTCAGCCATTCATAGCTCTGGATTACGGAGCCGTTATCGTCAGCTTCCGTGGAGAGGACGTCCCAGATGTACACGACCGGTTCGCAGTCGCCCATCTCGAAGTATCCGTACAAGGTAACAGCCTTCTCGCCGCACACTTCCGGGACCTGTTCCAAGTCGAGGGAACGGAGCGCTTCCATATTCGGCACGGCCATCGGTGCGTTTATCTGCAACGCATCACCGGCTCCGGCAACGGAGTCGACGGTGTACTGCAAGGACCATAGCGTTTCGTCGCTGAGGTCGATGCCGTTTTCCTCAGCGGAGAGGTTGGCCGTAGTCGTGGCGAAGTCGCCGCTTCCGACGTACTTGTAGAAGTATGCCGTCACGTCGTTCTTAACGAACACCTGATGTTCCGTACGACCGTAGATGTCCGTAAGCTGCGGGTTGCTGATTACGGTCTTGTCCTCGTCATAGATGTCGGCCTTGGTCGTTCCGCCGATGACGTTGAACTGGACGGCTCCACGGAGTACGTTGCCGTTGTTGTCTAGATATCGGTTCCAAACATCGAAGTTACGATACATTATAAACCTCTTTTCTTTTTGCCCAGTATTGCCCTGATGGCGTCTGCCGCTTCAGGGTCCTTTTCGAGCAGCTTGATGAACCATTCTTCGTTCCTGTAGTCTTGGGACTTGTTCGTGGTGAACGGATTGACCTTTAGGATAGGCTCAACCGTACCCATCACGGATCCGGCGGTTCTGCCTAGCGCATACGGAACGGCGGAGCCTACACCGGACATGTCTCCGAAGAGGAGCCTTGCCGCCTTAGAGCCGTCTGTGTACTGGGCCGAGCGTTTCGCAGTACGAACCGGGTAATACGTTTCGAGCATCTTGATTCGGTCTTCGAGGTTTCGTGCAGACTGGTCACGGAACTTCAATTCGTCCTTCAAGTTCTGTCCCTTTCCGCTGCCGAACATCTGTTCTAAGTCCATTTCTTGACCAGTGCTTGGGCTGTTCAAGTCCGCGAAGTTCTTGCCGTAATCGCCTTCATACGCCTTGTCGAATGCCTTCAGCATTTCTTTGTCTGAAAGCTTTTCAGGGTCGAGCATATCGGACAAGGTAACCTCTTGTTCTGGTGCAATGTTCAGCATTCGCTTTCTACGGTATTCCCTGAATGCCTCGCTGCCTATATTGGGGTCTGGTGCAACCTCGTTTCCGAAACCGAGAGCACGTAGGTAAGTTTCTGCCTTGTCCCTTGCGTTCTCGTTTGCCCTGTCCACTTGGCTATAGAAACCGCTTGTAGACGCCTTCTCAGGATGACGTGCAGTTATCAAGGCTTCCTTGAGGGCTGCCTTTTCGTCGATAACCGGGTCGTACCCCCTTGCACCACGGAGAAAATCCTTGCCGAACCTTCTTACGGACTGATTCGGGACCTTTGCCAGAGTCGAACCGATTCTCTGCACGGTGGAAGGAAGCGTTCCTCCAGTAATGCCAGCAGTCGCGGCCTCTTCCGGGCTGAACTCCAGTTCGGGGTCGAAATACTTCTTCAAGCCTTGACGTGCAAGCTCTTCTGCAGACAGCGCGAAACCAGCCGCAATCGGATTTGCAGCAAGTGCCGGAGCAGTTCCAGCCATCAGAGAGTTGATTGCGGCATCCGTAGCATACTGCTTCCACACGGCTCCCTCGTCAAGCGGTGCGTCGGTCATCGCTTGCTTCACTGCTTCTTGGTAAGCACTCGGCGCAACAAGGGACATAGCTACTCCCAAGCCGGAATTGGCGAAGTCGTCAACCGTCTTTGCACGGTTGTAGTTCGTGGAGTGTCTGTTGAGGTCGTTCCAGAACCTCTGCGCAGACTTGTCGTATGTCGGGTCGTAACCAAGTTCGACCATCTTGTTCTGGATGGTGCCTTCGGTGAACGGGTCGCCGACTTCCATTCCGTACCACTTGTCGTCTTCAACAAGAGGCTTGAACGCCGAAAAGTCCACCTTCTCTTTTACGGAAAGCGGATCCTTGTCGTTGAGGACAGCATTGGACAAGTCAATGTCGTCCGCCGCCTTTACCTTGGCCAGCTCTTGCTCGGTCACTTCTCCCGGAGGATATGCCTTGACAAGACCTTCGTATATGCGGTCTTGGAGTTCGTCCTTAGACTTTGCACCGCCAAGGTACTTGCTGCCTTTCCCCTTGGCGAACTTGTCGTAAGACGTGTTTGCCGCCCTGATGGACTTCACCAGCAATTCGCGTCTGTTTAGTTCTTTTTCGTCCATAGACATGCCTTCTAAATTATCTTATCTTGTTGCTACTGGGGTCTTTCCATCCATCAAGGACACTGTACCATTATTATTGTATTTGACCGGAAGTGAAACACCGTCGATAATCACATCGCCCGATTCCTTGTCGCCAAGCTGTTTGAGGATGTCGCTCACCTTGGCATTATTGAAGACGCTCTTCTTCTTGTCCCAAGCCTTCTTTGCGTCGTCAGCCTTCTTGATGGCGGCCTTGGAATCGTCAACTGTCTTTGAGAATGCCGTCTCGTCGTACTGGCCTTCGAAGTTCTTCGCATCCTTAATCCACGCGTCGAGGTCGTCTTGGCTCTTGAACGTAGTTCCGAGCTTTGCCTTCCATTCGCCGAAAGCCTTTTCATCCATCTTCGGCTTCGGTTCCTCTACTCCGCCCACGCGATACGCTTGTACGTACTCTTGAGGGAGTCCGGCATCCTGTGCTTCACGGATGGAGTAGTTGAGGTAGGCGAGTGCCTTGCCCCTTTCCGGGTCCAGCTGGCCCATCTTGTTATAGGCCGCATAGGCTTCGGACAAGTTGCGCATTGCCGTGTTGCGGCGCTTGGCGTTCTCGACGGCAGTGTTGGTGTCGCGCACTTCGCGCTGTACGTCTCGGTTCTTTTGGTTTTCGGCAGAGGTGAACTCTTGCTGTGCCTTCTGCAAGCCTTCTTGGAACTCTTGCTGGGCCTTTCTCTGCTTCTCGGCAGCCTCGCGCTGAAGCTGGGCTTCTTTAGCTTGGCGTACACGGGACATAAGCGCGTCAATACCTGAACGGTCTCCGCTCATGGCATAGTCGAAGATAGCCGCATCGTAGTTCGGCGTATATACACTCTGTGAAGGGTCGGCATCACGCTCTGCGATGAGCTGCTCAACCCTTGCGATATCTGCGTTAATTTCGGACAAACTTCTCATTAGTACAGACCCCTCTTGAGAATGGTGCGGGTGTAAAGGCTGGCCGGTTCGGCATAGTCATACGGATGTGTATAACCGTCGTCCAGTCCAAGCACGGAATCACGATACCAGTCGGCATTGTGCATACGCCTCGGTTCGTAGCCGCTCATGGCTGCCGAGTAGATTTCGGACAAACTAGGTCCAGAATATTCTTGGCGCTTGGCGTCCATAGATTCGGGGACCTTGCTCGTAATCAAGTCGTTGTACGGCGACTCGAGCACGTCTGCGAGGTTCTGCTCTTCCGCCTTGGCCTTCTCGGCCTTGAGCTGTGCGAGCTTGTCCTTGAGTTCGTCCTTGTCCTTCTTGGCGACGTAGCCACGGGCAATCTGCATAGTGGCGGTGTTGATGGCATCGCCTACATCCTTGATGCGGGATTGCTCGGCCTTGACCGATTCCATCCTACGTCTGAGTGCCGCTTCAAGCGCGGCGTCAAGGTTAGTCCTGTTGTTCTGATAAATTCCCATGACTGCCTCCCATTAGTAGAGACCCTGCATAGCAGTGGCGTACGAAATTCCAGCGTTGATTCTGTCTTGCTCGGCCTTGAGCAAGTCGGACTGCCGGGCATCCATCGTGTTGTAGTAGTCCTGAGCAAGGTTGCCCTGCATGGACAGCTTCGTGTTCGTGGCGCTCATCTTGCGCGACAGGTTGTCTTGCATATTGCGGATGTAGTCGCTGTACTTGTTGTAGGCGAACTGTCTGTCTTGGTTATACTCTTGCTGAGCTTCCTTGAACAGTTCGTTTTCCTTCAGCGCGACTTCACGAGCGATGTTGCTTGCAGTACCCGGATTGCGTCCAAGTCCGGCACCGGCTGCGGAATGCTGGATCTTGTCAGCCGTGTCCTGAATAATCATGTCGTAGTACGGATTGAGGAAGTCCTCGCGGGTCTTGTCGTACGTGAACTGATTTTTCGGGTCGTTAAGGTCCAGCGTGAACTGCGAAGGGTCGTAGCCATAGATTGCCGCCTTGTAGTCGGTAGCATCCTTGGCCGAACCCAGCGAACCACGGTCCGTGTAATATTTTTGAATCTGTCCGATAAGTCCTGCGTAGTCGGAGTCAGTCTGGGCCTTCTGGCTGGCCAGATAGTTCCTGGCCGATTCCTTGGCGCTTGACTCTGCGTTCGACGCTGCAATGTCCGTACCGATCTTGGTGGCGGCACCTATCAAGGCCGCTGCAACGATTGGAGCCATTTAGTTATCCCCTTGCAACTTGAGTATTCCATGCGCCGTCACGCCTTCACCGAGGTTGCACGTTAGTTTGTTATTCTCTATAAGCACGATGCTCCCGTCGGAGCACTGCAAGAATCCGTCGTGGACCGCTGGCAACTCATAGTCGGTTACCGACGCTCCCTTGTACAGGATGACGAAAAGCATGTTCTTGACGGCAATGAACGAACCGAACTCTTCACCGCGCTGTCCCCAGCGACCCTTGAGAGCTTCTTGGTTCGGGTTGAACTCACCGTCATATCGAATAAGCTTTATCATACAAAGTTCCCGCACTGTGTAAACTGTACCTTGAGGTTCTCGATGGCAAACGGAATCTTCTCCGTCGTGCTCACCTCAAGCGTGAAAAACCTTCCCAGTCCAAGCGACCACATCACCGTCGTCCACTCATACTCACCAGTCTTGCCAAGGTAGTAGTCCTCGTAGTCGCTCCAAGTCGCGCCGTCCCACGAATAACGTATCGAGATTCTTGGGTTGGACTCAAGGAACGTGTTGCTGAGGTAGTCGCCCGGCCTTGTCGGATAGCCGTGCTGACCTTGGTTACAGATAAGCTCTGCGCTGTCCAGATAGAACGGCTGGTCGTTCGAAGTCAGTACGCCACCACGGCGAAGCTTCAGGATAGGACGGCCATCGTGTTCCTCGTAGACGTTCTCGTCAAGCTGGCAAAGCTCCGTACCGCATGCAACGATGGTTCTGTTGTATGCATAGGTCGCATCGGTGTAGCGCCAGCAGCGGAGACGGTTCTTGGCGTCATAGCTTGCGCGTTCGTGCCAAGCATTCTCGCCGACATCGTAGACGTAGGTCTTGTCGGAGTCCTGGAACGTGATTGCGTAGAAAGTGTGCTGATGCTCTTGCCAGATCTGGGCCGTCGCATTTTCCGGATTCTTGATAATCGCCAGTTCGCGTTCGAGGTCCGGAGTAGACACGCGGGTTACTTCCAGTCCTTCGATCATGAATATCGCATTGTCGCCGATTTCGGATGTACCTAACCACAACACCTTGTCAGCAATCTTTGCGAGCGAACCCACGGCACGGATGCCGATAGACCCGGCTGCGTTGTCCGGACAAGAGAACGGGTTGTTGGCGTCGTCGTTGAAGCTGAAGGCTTGCCAGCTCAACTGTCCGAACGAATAGATCTTGGAATGCGTAGAGATTATGGCCAAGGTGTTGTCCGGTGCCCAGTCACAGAATTCCCAGAGGCCGATGCCTCCTTCGGTATCGTTCACGCGCCAGATGTCATAATCTGTCTCGTTCGTGCTCGTAGTGGTTTCGAACGGATAGAGCTTCGAGAAATAAATCTTGTCGGCAGCCTTGTCGTTGCATACAAGGTAGTTGAACGCGTAGCAGACGTGGGTCGGCTCGATCTTGCTGGTCGTGTCGTTTACACGGTTCGGAAGCTCGATTGCGCGGAAGTCGGTGCGCTGGTTGGCTACCGTCATGGTCACGTCCACCGCATAGCAACGGAGGCCATCGACCAGAACTAAGTGCGGGGCCGCTGCCCCATAGCCATTGGTCTCCGCCATAGAAACTGCGCCAAGGGTAGAACCGATGTCACCGATTTCATACGGAGTTCCGGTGTCAACGACAAGGTAGAGCTTGGAGCCGAACACGGCATAAAGGGCCGGTCTTCCGTCAAAGCCACGGCTCACACGGAACAGACCACGGCACTGGCCGTCGAATGCATTTTCGACAAACTTCTTGGCACCTTCGGCAGAGCGCATGAGCAGGGTCGTGCTCTTGTCCGTAATGTCCTGGGTTTCCGGGTACATATTGAGGGACTCGCCCATGCCGACCTTGACAAGGTTCGAGCGGCTGAGACCGCCAGCGATGTTCTGTACAAGGATAGCACGAGACATTAGTAACCTCCGAAGATTGCTCCGGTCAATACGTTGTTGGCATCGATTGCACGTTGTCCACAACTGTCACGCACGACCATACGTGCATCGGCCCTTGGAACAGCCACGTTGGAAAGCATATCGTCAACTTCATTCTTTAGACGAGCCATCTGCTCCGCATCCAGACGAGGATGGGACAGGGCGAGCTTGTACGTAAGCGACACGATCAAGAGTTCGATGTAGCTGTCCGGAATGCGCAAGTCCGTGTCGATGTCGAAGTCGAAGCGCTTGTTGTAGTTGAGCTTGAGGTTGGAAACCGAGTTGCAGACGTAAGGCTTGACTTCGATGACAAATTCTCCTTCAGAGAGCGGAGTCCAAGTCCACGTCGGAGAATTCATTTCGAAGCGGCTGAAGTTGTCAGCTGGCTGGAAATTTAACTTGTAGTTGATTTCCGAAGGTCCGGAGCCAGTCATTGTCATGAGCGTGTTGAGCTTGCTCACGTCACGCAGACGGATATGTCTTGCCCTAGTATAACGGATAATTTCCTGGGTGCGCGTGTCGTACTCATCCACCGGATGCTCAATCCAACGGTAAACATTCTGGGCGACGTGCTCCGCCGTATAGACCTTGCTCATGTCGTCCTTGGCCATAGCGTAGGACCCGGCCTCGTACATTTCTGCAGTCGGATACACGTTCAGCAACGCGGTCGTAGTTTCATAGAGGTAGTTGTCCGCACCGAGCATGGTGTCGGACTTGTCGAATACGTGGATAAGCGGGGCCGACGGCAACTTGGCGTCGGTCTGGGTAAATGCTAAGAATGAGTCGTTGTTATACTTTTTTGAGATTGCCTTCAGGAGCTGGTATGCAGACTCAACCATGGAGTCATTGGGCGCTTGGCGTCGTGAGCAAAGTCCAGCTCTTGTCAATGCTTCTTTGATAATGTCGCGGACTTCCATCTGAACTCCCGGCTAAATTTTGATTCACACAAATAATTAACCCCACATAGCGAGGAACTTAGCCGCGACATCCCTTGCCTTGTCGGAAGAATAGCCCGCAGTCACGCTTGAACCGCCGTGATGCATGGCGTAGACTGCCAAGGCGATAGCGTCGGCCAAGTCGGGAGAGCGACCCCCAAGCTGTTTTTTAATTAGGTCCTTCTCGATAAGCTTCTGCCTACCACGGTTGTCGATGACCACCTGGGTAGCGAGCAACTGGGTCTTGGCCTCTTCCGGGACCCAAAATCCTCTTCTGATTTCGTCGGCAAGCTCAAGATACATTTCGGTACGTGCGCACCCGGCAATCTCTTCGCGGTACGCCTTCTGGGCAAAATTGACGCCAGTCATTTCCTTCTGCTTGACCTTCAATAAATCGACCGGGCCTTGTCCGTAACCGCCAGTAACGTCAGCACAGGCTGCAGCTGGATTGTAGGTGTTCCACAGGTTCTCGACAAGTGCGCACTTGCTCTGGGTGTTGAGTTCGGCCTGAGCCTCCCAGCTCACCACACCACGGTCGTCGATGACAACGACAGTGTTGGTATCTACGCCGAGGCCGGAGAAGTCAGCGCCCATCCAGAACTTGCGCATCTGTGAAGGCTCCTTCATGGCCACGAAGTCCGAACGCATGAGAAGCTGGTTAGCAGCATCGAAGTCAAGGATTTCGCCGAGCACTTGCTGGCGATAGATGGCGGAACCGACAACGTAACGATCCTTTAGGTTGTCCTTGAAGGCGTCGTCCGTAAACGGATTGTCTAGAGCCGTAGCGCGAACAACAAACTCCGGATGTTTCTGACAAATGTTGCTGAACCAGTTCTCCAGAGTTCCCATCGACTGCGGAGACGAAATGAGTCGCACCATCGGCTTGTAACGACCACCACGCATACGGTCACATGCATAGTTGAAGCATTCTTCCGGAATGTATGCGGCTTCGTCGATGGCAAGAATGTCAATTTCTGACAGACCCAACATACCTTCCGGAGCCTCCCCAGAATATCCGTACAAAGTAGAACCGTTCTCAAGGATAAACTCTTGGTCGCTCTTGTTGTACGTGTACTTTATATGCTTTATGTTGCACACAATCTGAAGCTCGCGAATCAAAACGCGCTTGAGCGCTTTATGTGTTTGGGCAATCGCGATGACACGGCAACCGTTGAGCTTGACCATCTGCATGACTAGCCACCACGCCAATGCGCGGCTCTTACCCGCTGAAATACCAGTCTGGGCGATTCTCAATGGAGCATCGAAGTACTGTGCGGCGTCCTTGACACCGACAAACTGCTCTTGCCACTTGGAGAGCTTCGGCTTATCTGGAGCCTTACTGGACGATTTCGAAGTCGAAGGTGACTTTCTTGCTTTCCCCATCTTCTCCTCCTGTAGCGGCGTGGACGCTCACCGACTTCTGGGGCTTGCCCCATCTTTCGGAGTCGCGGCGTTCTAGTACGCTCATGTAACGTAACGCCATCTTGTTGTCTGGTTCGAGCAACAGTTTGCGCGTGAGGAGCAGCTTGACTTCTTCTAACTTATCTGTGTACCATTCGAGGGGAATCTTGTCGTAAATTGTACCGACCGGAGCTTCGCGCAACGCAAGTCGTGCGAACTGCTGGATGTTGTCGGTCGAGATCAAGGCGAAAGTAAGGTTTACGTTGCAGTCGGGCACAACCAAAGACGAACCACCCTTTGCGATACGGTTCTCGAATGTTACATGCTTGTAATTGGCTTGGAGCCAATCGGACAGCAGCATCGTAGGATTCACGGCGCGTACCGTGTCCTTGTGCTTGTCTCCGGGATATAATTTTGCTTTCGGTTGTGCCATAGTCGTGCTTCCTCAAGCAAATAATTAATTCCAAGCACGAAAAAGGCCACAGACTGTCTGTCCGTGGCCCGTCGATGTGACGAAAGTATCGTTAATATTCGCTAGGCTCGCCTACCATTGCAAGCCATCTCTTCTTTGCTATACAGTTTAGACAGATAAATTTCCCGGCGGAAACGTCGTGAAAGCCTTGTCCCCAGCGCTTGCACTCAGCGCAGTGGTTACTCCACTGGCAACCCTGGGAGTGCCTTAGTTCCTCCATATACTTCACAAGGCATTCCTCAGAGTAGCGAAAGCGGATTTCGGGCATCATCGGCACTACTTTCTACGGTTCTGTCGAGCCAAATAATCGTGGAATGTGGCATCCGACATCAGTTGACCTGGCTGCTTTTCGTTGCTATAGGGGACTTCCAAGCTGGCTTGCATTGCGGATTCTGGAGCGACCTCTACTTTCTCTGGAGGTGTCTGCAAGTCAAGAGCTGATGCAACCGCCTTCTTTTCGGCTCGCTTCTTGGCTTTGCGTATACGGTCTTGCTCACGCCTCTTCTGTATCTGCTCTTCAGTCATTGGATTCCTCTTTCTCTTCATTGCACATTATAATCGGGGCATCCGCACAAGTAGCCTTTATCGCGTCTTCGTAGCCAGCGATAGCGTCACGGTCAATGATGTACACTGGGTCTTTCTTAACCCAAGTCCACACGATCTTGACACGACCATAACGGAGGTATCCGACGATAACAAGTTTAGTATATTCCGAATCAGGATTATACCACTGGAATATCTCTTTGGAATACATCCCGATAGACGGATAGTTCGGCAGCTTAATATTGAAGTGGCGCATAATCTTGATTATTTCCGGAGCGACCACATCAAGTTCCATCTGCTCAAGTGTCATTGCTTTACCAAGCTCACACTCGATTACAATCGGAGCATAATCATCAAGCTGGTCATTGGTAACCATAGGGTCGCCTTCGACTTTTTCTACAGAGCTTTTATGCATAATGAAACCGATAGATACACCGACCAATGCACATCCGACACAAACAAAAAACCATGTTATTGCTGACATACTGATTCTTCCTCTTTTTGGTCAAAATTATATTCTTTCTCATACTCCGGCAGGATTTCCCAACGCCAGAGGTTCGGACGGTCAGTGCGCTGGACCTTGGTGCAGTGCGAGCGTTTTGCCCAGTGCTGCTTTCCGTCGGAGAACCTTACGCGGACGCGCTCGTGTGTCCACGCATCCTTCGGTGAATAATCAGTAGACGGGTCTGGGCATAATACACTTTGAATCCGTCCATCTTTAATAATTTCCCCACCGCGAAGTAAACTCGCAATTCGCTCTTCTACTTCCATACGAATGGAATCTCGGTCATCCCCTGAGCTTTTTTCCCACTTAGAAGCTTCTGTTACTATGGAAAACAAAAACTCAAGTTGTTGTTGCTTACTAAGTTCCACTTTTATTCTCCTTTAATATATATCGCCAATACTTACGCCCAGTAACCGATGTACTCCAGACTTTTTCAACTTGCTCTGGTAAAGCAGACCGACGAATCCCATCGCTATCCGTATAACGTATGTGATTTTCGCGATAGTTTTTAAGGTAAACCTTGCTATGTTCTTGTCTATTATGTCCTATAACTTGAGACGAATTCATACGTTGTTCATGGTTTGTAGCCCATCTCAAATTCGATACTTTGTTATTAGACGGATTTCTATCAATATGGTCTACAGTTGGCTTATTTTCAGGGTTAGGTATGAATGCCTCAGCTACCAACCTATGAATAAAATAGTTTACCCTCTTCCCGTTAATCCAAAAACTTCCACGGCATCTGCCTTTTTTATTAGGCAATACAACAACCCAGTGCATTGATTTTTTATCCCGTGTATGCAAAAACAAGGCACCGTCTTCACGAACAAGTATGTTTGTTTTAGGGTGAAGTCTTACTTCCAATAAAGGATTTTCATCTACGTATAGGCGGCTTTTCATAGGTAAAAGGATGCGACCCCCGGAGAAAAACCCAGTCTGACGGACTCCGGGGGTCGCTGGAAACCCATATCCGTCAGCCAAAGAGCCATCCCCATGGCTCTGGACGAATCAGCTAGTGAGGGAATTCAAAGATACGAAGTCCCAGCTGATCCGACCAGAGACATGGCGGCGAATACCGCCACGCTCCGTCGACACAAAAATCATTTCAATACACGCTCTGTCTACTTAAAGCCGGTCAGAGCGGTCGGCTAACTCACTACGCTAAAACGAATATACCGTGTACTTACCACCCGGCACTACGTCCAGCAAAGCGCTTATATGGCTATCAAGTGTCGTTAACAAAGCGTCATTGCTTGCACTTGTTGAGGTGACCGTCTCCCATCTGAGGGTGGGCAGTAAACGCCCACATTTAAAACAAACCTTGGTCAAAAGTTCGTCCATAGCTTTTCTATCCTCAGATGGGTGAACTAAAAGGGAGATCGTTATCTTCTTCTTCAGTCTTTTTCTGCTCGGTCTTCTTGGTGGGCTTCTTAGAAGTCTTCTTTTCTTCCTTGGGCGATTCTTCGGCTTCTTCAGCTTCTGCCTCAGCCTTGCCTTCCTCGTGTGCTTCTACAGCATCATCGAGTTCGTCGAGCGCCAAGAAGTAGCTGTTGTAGTAAGGCTTGCCGTTTTCGGCGAGCTTTTCGGTCTTCACGCGCTTAACAGCCGCAAGGATTTCGACACCCTTAGTAAGAGCCTTCTGAGCACCGTTAACGGCACTGACGACTGCTTCAAAGAGCGTTTCATCGTCTTCGTCAGAAATCTTTGATTCTGCAACACCAGCATTGAGAAGCTGGTCTACAAGCTGGGTGTAGCGACGCTGCATCTGTTCTTGCTGATGGCTTTCGCTGATGTATTCAGAGAAAGTGCAACCCTTGTTGTCAGCATCGCCTTCAGCGACGTTGAGGACTTCGTACGTGAGACGGGCCATCTTGGCAGTCTTGGTTCTGTTTTCGGTATTCTCTGCCTTGATGAGCTTGCAAAGGAATTTACCTTCTTTTGCAGTCTTGGCACCAGTACCTTGGCTGCTGTACGCATTCTGGCGATTGTTCATCGCCGCTTGAATAAATTTAGACATGTTTCTTGTCCTTTGGGCCTAACGAAATCGGCCCGACTTGTGTAACACGCTCACTTGTTCACAAATCGGGCCGCATCGATGCGAAACTCTTTTGCAAGGTCAGTGAGCTTAACCTTTCTGATACAAAATTAGATTATTTTTTTAATAAAAACAACCCAGTCTTGTAAAATTTTTCTTTACATCTTCATCATCTGTTCGAACGCATCCACGAACTCTTTTTCCGGGGCCCAGCAGTCCCCATGGTGTACGACGTCTGGAGCACCGACAACCATCGAATCGCCGTGAAGCACTTCGTCAGCGATCTGCTTCATCTTCTTTGCGATGTACTGGACACGCACCTGGAGCTTGCTGTCGTCATCCATTTCGACCCAGATTGCGTCATGCACAGTCGCGATGACCGGGACCCTGCATTCGTGCGCCCACTTTATGATTTTACGGATAATCACACCGCCGTAAGCTTGGAACTGCCAATTTCCGATAACCGTTGGCTTGCCCGGAATCTCTCCCGGTTTACGCACGATACGGACGACAGTGTTATCTGGCAGACGCCAGTGGGTCTGTCCGCCTCGCGGATTAAGCGTAGCGGCAGTCCAACGCGCCTTGTACATTGATGCTTGGTTGAAGGCTCTGTCCATTCGCTGACGGAACCTGTCTGCTTGGTCTACCGAGCAACCGAACTGGTGGCTAAGCGTCTCAGCACCAGCGCCGTACGAATACCCAAGCCAGAAGCGTTTAGCTCTGTCACGGATACCGTTAGCCTTGTACTTAGCCTTGAGAGCTTTGTACAAAGTGTCGTCGCCAGCCTTGTAAGCTTTGTCCGCTTCCTCGTATTCGGCTTTATGGATCTGCCCAATCGTGTAAGCCGTCCAAAGGTACATGTCTCCACTTGTGTACACTTCGCGATAATTCACGTCGCCAGTGAGTTCTGCCTGAATGTCCGTTTCTTCAGACTTGAAGTCGAACTCATACAGGACTTTTCCTTTCTTCGGCTCCAACAAGCAGAACAACGGTTTAGCCCATCCGGGGATGAAACCCTTTCCGGGCTGAGGCTGACATCGGAACGTGTTGCTGGTGTACGGACGGAGGCTCTGGTAATATATGCGCCCGTCTTTTTCGTCGTAGTTGTCAAGCCAGTTGTTTGAACAACCTTGAAGTGCTGACTTGAGCTTCATTAGCTGGTAATACTGCTCGAAAATTGGATCCACCGCACGAGCCGCCTTTACCCACTTTCCGTCAAGCGATGGAGTACCCTTCTCAGTTACCGGAAGTTTCATGTTGTGCTTGCGGAGAATCGGTGCAAGGTGTTCAAGCAGACGTGCTTTCTTGAATACGAGCTTTCGTTGTGGATCGCACTTAGGACCTTCGTATACATAAGTTCCGTCGTACTTGTCTGCAAACTCAAGCTTCTTGTTAACCAAGATTGCCGCCGCATTATATCGGATGTGCTTGGTCCGTTCGTAATTGAGCGGGAATCCACGCATCGCTATTTCACTGCAGCAGTTGTTTACGTACCCTATGTCGAGTGCGACATCCAGTGCGCTTGGCACTTTTTCGCATGGTCCGACAGGCTTACTGTGGTCAAGGGCGCACTGGTATTCTTTAATCATGTGCTTCGCAAGAGGAACCAAATATTTAGTATCGTCTAGGCAGTAGTCCATGATTTCTTGTTCATGGCCAGCCGTATCGAGATTGATACACAGCTCACGCATAGCTTCCTTGCGTTCGCAGTTGATATCAGTATAGAGTCGATTACGAACACACGCTGCAAGACTGTATTCTTTTTCCTTGTCTTTCGACAAGTCCTTGGTGAACTCGTCGCCGTCGTCGTCGATGTACGTCTTGGTGCGTTTCTTTAGTGTGTCAGTGAGCTTTGCACCAAGGATCTTGGCAATAGAGAACGTGTCTATGAACTTGTAGTCGCACGGCTCAAGTCCAAGGATTCGGAAGCACACGGATTCTGCAAGGTCAAGGGCGTGTGCAACGAAGATGTCATCCTTGTGCTTTACGATAAATCGTTTCAGCTTGTCGGTATCGCGTCCATCAAGAAGCCAGAATTGTCCGGTTTGTCCGTGCTCCGACGTCACGCAAGCACAGATTAAGTCGTAGCCGTTACAGCGGCTGTGGTACTCAAAGTCTATTCCGATGTACATTATTTGGCCTCCTTCTTCCTGATGCCTACGTAATGCTTAGGGAATGCATCCCCAACTCTTACAGTCTTCTTACGAATTCCATACTTTTTGGTGAGGTGTTCGATAAGCTGGTTGTACGAGTAGTCTTCGCGAACGTAGTCTGGGAAGAAATTATATTCTTCCTTCAAGACTTCTGGGCCACAGTGGTAGTCCGGACGGAACTCAAACGTGTCCTTGATCAAGTTATCAACAATATCCGCATTATCTTCACTAAGCATTTCAAGCGATTCTTCGACGGACGGAGGAAGAATGTAGTTGCCGTCTGTAGGACAGAGTTCTTCGTAATCCTTCTTGGCTTGTGTAAGCATCATCGGAAATTCTTCGATGAGTCGCTTTTCGAAACTTGGATCGCCCAACAGTTGCACTCTGCCATACTTGTTGCGGATTACGTTCCCGTCCTTGTCCGTAAGCGCAATTTCTTTCAGCACGTCATCGTTTACCTTCGGATGCAACACGATTACACGAGTTCGTTCATGTGTTGCATCTGGGTCGATAACGAGTTGCGTATTGCCAGATGCCATAATCTTGAGCTGTAGTCGAGACGTAAACGAATCGCGACCCTTTCGTTCGATGTCAGCTGGGTCACCACCGAGCATCATGTGTGCCTTTTCGCTTCTAACAAGGTAAGCGTTTTTGTTATCGCTAATGATGACAAGCCGCTTGTCGTAGACCTTCGCCATCGAAAACTGGTTGTTAAGCGAATCTTTTTGGATTGCCGCTACCAGTTCGTCTCCGAGCTGACTCCGGATTGCATTAGCGACGACGGACTTGGCTGAGAAACCGTCTGGGTCATAATTATAGAGCATTTGTCTCGAATGGTTGTCAGCCTTGAAGACACCCCACATAAACGCTCTATGCAATTTCGCCTCTTCTTGAGGATAGCGCTTGTAGAACTGCTTCCATGTAGGCCAATCACCGTCAGCGGTAATCGAATCGAGATCGATGTAGTGAAGTGCCGTTTCGTTCGGATCATTCGTGAGCAACTTAGGCATGGGGACAACGAATTCTGGACGTCGAAGATACATCGATGCGTTCTCCGCAAGATGATTAAATATGTCCTTACGGCTGTCAGAGCTTCCGGCCTTGTCTGCAAACCAAGCTGCATGCGGTCGGCTGATAGTCATTTCTGCATCTGATTCTTCGTCATTCGGATTTGCTCGTACGACTTCTTTACTGATCAGGCAACCGATATTGTACGCCTTGAGCATAGATCCCGGCATGCGGTCGATTACGGCTTTTATGAGTTCGTCTTGGTCAGCTGCATCCCCAGTCTGTCGAGCCCCGAATGCTTTGAAAAGCCTAGAAAGCAGACCAGTAGTTTTTTCGTAGAGTTCGTCAGCAAGCGTCTTGTACTTGTCCACGTTGTTCGGTTCTGACTGAGCGCACACCCTAGCTATTTCTTTAGCTGCCTTCGAATCGAGCAACACGGGAGTCCATGTGTGGCCTTTAGTGTTGATGAGAATCATTGCCGAGTGGTCCACTGGGTTGTACGAATAACGAATTTTCGTAAGCAACGCACGGTCTACATCGTTGATTTTAGAGTCTTCAAATTCTGGAGCACGGTAGACCGTAGTCTGATACCAGTTCGAAATGTCCGCATAGTTTCTACGTGCTTCAATCTCAGCTTCGCGGTCTTCGCGCTTCGCTCTCGCTTTTTCTTTAGCCTTTGCGACTTTTTCTTCTTCGCGGGCTTTAGCCTTAGCTGCTCTTTCAGCTTCACGAGCTTCGGCCTTTGCCGCTTTTTCGGCCTCACGAGCCTTGGCCTTAGCGGCCTTGAGTGCCGCCTGAGCGGCTTCTACTTCGTTAAGTTCTTCTGCCATTGTTAGTCCTCATTGCTATTAGCAGCATTAAGATACATTTTTGCGGTTTCGCTGTCAACCGTTTTCACGTTGATTACTTTCGAGGCTGAGTACGATGACTCGATTTCGCTATTTATCGCGACAATCCTCAACAGCTTACGTGCTCTGCTGTGTCCTACATACTTCTGCTCTTTCATACAAGAGAATGCATTTCCAGCAGCATTGGCGTCGGAATCGAACAAGTAATACACGATATCCTCTTCGGATCCTTGAGCCTTGTACACGGTGGAGCACCATCCGAGCTGAAGATACTCATCCGCCTCTTCGCGTGTGAACCAAATTACTTCATTATTGATTCGACGGTTAAGCTTAATGAAATCATCTGTTACGTCTTCGATTGATGCGAACTCATTCTTCGCAAGCTTGATCTGCCCATGCTTGTCGCGAACATTCGTCATGCTGACGACGCGCATCCCGACCATGTCGCACACTACATGCTTTGCCTCTTCGCCTCCGCGTTTATAATTAAGCTTTTCGCCATACAGCTTCTTCGCGATTGCCAGATTTACGTCGGCACACAAGGCATTAGTCTCCGCGATAGCGAACACGCTGTCGTCCTTATTCATGTCGTAAATATATGCTTCGCACACCTTGGCTACTGCTAAATCCTTGTCTTTGGCTTGCACGATTTCGACTTGTCCAGACGCGGCATGTATCGGATGTACACCAGCATGCTTGAGTTCGATGAACGCTCTGTAGATCGCTTCAGCATCGCTTCGGTGGAACTGCGTAAGCTTGTACACTTGTGCGCCAAGTGCATCCTTAAACAAGCACAAGTTTACAAAAGGCTTACCATATTCTTGCACTGGAGGCAGCTGGTTCGGGTCGCCGACAAGCAGCAGACGGCAGTCCTTAGAACACCTATTAAGCAATTCGAGAACATGCCACAGCGACAACGACGACAAGAAGCTCGATTCGTCAACTATGAGCAATTCGACGCTACGCAGCGCATCTGCGTATTTCTTGTTATTGAGGGCCGTGTAGTAGGTGCTCAATATGGAGCGCACACCAATCTTCTTCCCAAGCTCATAGTCGGCAATACGCTGATTGAGCACGGCACAAGCCTTATTGGTGTAGCTTGTGATGAGTACGCGGCCTATGCCGTAGGTCTTGTACAAGTACTTGATGATCTCGGACTTTCCGGCCCCAGGCATACCCTCAAGCACTACACACTTGTTTGACTTGAGTATTCCTTCGAACGCATCGGCTTGGTCTGAGCTTGCACGGCTTGGGGCTTTGACGAATTCAACCTGTGGCAACTTTTCGTTTACGAGTTTAACGAGCGTCGATTCTGTCGAATACAGCTTGCGACTCATGCACGTCCTGCCGTCGTCGCTCATCCATACTAGATCGTCAGAAAGAGCGCTCTCAAGCACTTCTTTGCACGTCGGAGGATTCTTGAGGCCGAGTGTAGGTATGTAAGCGTCATACATCGCCTCGGCACACTCCATAACGCGAGATGATTTAATCTGTGTGTCAGTCTCGCCGAAGTAGTTGTATCTGATCCTGGCAAGAGCGTCTGTCGCAGGTTTTTCGAAGATACTCTCAAAGATGGCATGCGCTACGATTATCTTGAGACTAGGCACGTTTCCGGACAGTGCAATCGTAAACAAGACGGCAGACGAATGTCCGATGTCCTCAGTAGCGCACAAGTATTTGTAGAGTTCGTCGGAGGACTTTCCATCGACCCAATTCCTAAAGGTTCGACAGCTTACGTTGTCCTCTTGCGTAAGACGTCCCATGAGCGAATTTCGGGCATTCTTGCGTAGTACCTTGCCCTTTTCGTGGGTGCCATAAATGTTGGTGAAATATTCTACGTTCTGGTAGAAAGGTGAAAGACCGATTGCATAGACAGTTTCGTCGGTTGCAAGGTCAGCGAAGGTGAGCTTTCCAGCGGACACACGCCGCACATTAGCATTGCTAGACATTGTTAGTTACCTATAGGCCGTAAAAAAGTGAGCCACGGCTTCGGCTGAAGTATCGCGGCTCACAAGGACTAACAATCTAACATTTAAACCGTCGTTTGCTTCGTGGGCTTTTGACCTTCGATATATAATTTACATTATTTCGAAGTAAACGTCAAGAGGTTAGTACAGATATTTAGACATTATTAATAATAATATCGGAATGTGGATTTGTGGACGGATATTTTTTGAGATTATTATTACGTATAGGCGACTTTTTTTATTTTTCGAAAAAATTTTTTTTTATTTTTTAATTTTTCGATTTCGATTTTCGAATTCGGTCATTTTTCGCCTTAAAAAAGCGTCCACAACTTCGTTTTTACGCTAATTTCGCCATTTTGTGCTTTTTATACTGTATACCAATCGCTGCTTTTACAGTATTACGGTATTACCGTATTACGTATTACGGTATATAGTATCGGGTACAGTTTTAGTTCTTCAGAACTATTTCGGGGGATTTGTAAGCTAAAAATAACGCCCGACACCCTTGACAACGGCGATAAAAAATTTTACCTTTCAGCCCAGCTGGAAGGTAAGATTTTCCGGTATAAACCAGCCGAATCTTCGGCACAACTAACAGGTGAAGTCTTGAACTGCTCTTCTGTCGAAGAAGCAATCGGTATTATGGTTTCGATGGCGGTTCACCGGATCACGGACAACGATTACGAACAATCTACACAGAAAGTGTGTAGGTTGAACGGACAACGATGACAACATATTATGCCACAATCGAAAAGAATTCGCGAAGTAGTATGTGATACTCACATCGAATTGGATTAACTTAGGCAGTATGAAGAACGTACTGCCTAATATTATTCTTGGTGCTGATGTAATATTAACGTAGAAGGGGTCGAATTAACGACCCCTGTGTTATGGCAACAAAAGTTACATATAATATAGCTTATTGTTTTTCTTCCGTCAAGACATTCGGCTTCGTGCCGCAATCCGCTTGTTAAGCGCCAATGTCGCTTCGATGTCGACACCATCATCCTCGTCCTCTACGATGGGGTTGCCCTCTTCGTCAAAACCCCAGATCCACTGTCTATGTTCAGCCGGAGGCTTGCAGCCTTCTCTGTAAGCCCATCGAACGCCAAGCACCACAGCGGCACCGAATATTACCCATTGCAATAAGTATCGCATAATCCCAAAATCTCCCGGTCTTCTAGTCGTGTCATTTCCTCGTCATCCGTCTTGCGCTTGCTTCGGTAGGACATCGGCAGTTGCCGATCCTTGTAGGTCAACGTGGACATCCATTCTACGGTGCCGTCCTCACCACCAAGCATATCGTTCAGTGATGAGAGACCGCATCCGTAACGCCTCTTATAGCGTGAGTCGACGTAGTTGTGGACTGAGTACACCGAACTCAATACATTGCACCAGAACGACACGCTACGGTTGTAGTCGTGCTGCCTGACCTTGTATTCAAGAAAGTGCGCCATGGCGTAGGCGTAATGGCTCCAGATGTAGTCGGCGGCACCGTCCTCGCCGTAAGCTTTGATGATGCCGCGCAGACGATGCATATCGCGTCCGAAGTACTGCGAACAGGTCGCGATGAGACACATACGGCTAAGCTGGACCATGGCGGGTTCGGTGCCGTTGAGCTGCTGCTCGTGCTGATACGTCCGTGGCAACATCGGAAAGTATGTGATGATGAAGTCGTGCATACGATGTAAATTAGTTCATTTATGTGCCGTCGTAACAAGCTCCAGTGATTATAAGGGTCGGGTCAATTCGTGCCAATGCCGTTACAACTGTCTCGGTAACCTTGGACTCCGTCAGCATGCCGTCTTCGAACGTACGGCCAACCAACACACATCCGGCGGAATCGGTGAAGCGACAGCCAGCATGCACACGAATTCCCCTCTTGGCCGATACTGTGTCATTGTAAATGAGCGGCAAGTCGCGTTTGAACTTCGGCGACTTGCACACGTTTAGCTTGTACGACCCACAAGGAATCGCCTTGCTGCGGTTTTCGAGCGTGAAACAGACGGGTAGACCGCCTACGTAAAGACGACCAGCTATGTAGTCGGTCGTCATGAGTTCTCGTATCAAAATCATCGTAGACTCCTGTTATTGTGACGATGGGGGTATGTAGTACATACCCCCATCTAAATTAGTTCAGTTTGTATTTAATGATGCGCGAGAACAGACCCATTTCGTTTTCATCATATTGCTTGCCGTAATGCTTGTCTGCAAAGTTGGTCACAGCCCAGCACACGGTGGAGGCCCTTAGCCTCGATATTCCGGCAGCCATCAGCATGTCCTCAAGCAAGTCGTCAGCTACTTCCTTTGGAAGATATTCTGTTGCATATAGAACATCGTGAAGAACAAAAGCGATGTTCAGTTCATGGTTGGTCTTAGACCAAGAAGGAACGAACCATCGGAGCATCCACGGGACGGACCCGCCGTCGGTGAGCAGTCCCGGATACAAAGTAACGGTGTAGTTGTAGCCGTCATCACCCTTGAGACGGATTTCGATGTCGTCGACAGCTTGGTGCAGTCCGCTCGGAAGCGTAACCCAGCTGTCTGGGTTTCTGGTGCCTAGATACTCGAAGTGCATTGTACCCCCTTTATCTATAAACCACGCCAGTCATCATCGTCGAAGCTAGTGGCACCTACGATAACGACGGCCAGCAGAGCCACGACCGTCGTAATTACTGGGTGCATACAAATGAATTCGTAAATCACTTTGAAATCCTGCAAAGCTGGAAGCTCTGCTGTCTCATGCGGTACACTGCATCGCTTGTAGGAGCAATCGCGGCGAAACGCAAAGTCTGATACGTAACCCAGTCGCCGTCGCGCTTTACCGGATCGACGTCGATATACACGAACCCTTCTAATGTACGTGTGTATTTTGTTTCTATTGCGTTGCTTATCGGAGCGTACATCGGACGGACAAAATTATAGTTTGCGGCACCTTCGCGCTGAGACCTTGTCCAAAATTCCATCACGGTGACACCGGTTCCCGGCGTAGTTACCTCAAGCTCAATAAGCATGCGGTAGGACCAGAGACCTTTCTTGAGTATGATTCCCGAAGAACCAGTAGAATACGGAAATGCTTCCGGGTCATTGTTCGTGAAGTTTGTATGTATGTGGCGTCCGCTGGAGTTCGTCATGTTGGGTACAAGGAACACATCCGTCAGTGATCCGCCGTTTATTGTTGACCACTGGGAGTCATTCCACGTCCCAAGCTGGACATCGCCACCGACGTCCCACATCCAGTACTTTGTAGACAGTGGAGTAAGAGTGTCGAGCTTTAGCTTGTCCGAAGACGACATCAAGCCGTCATTGGAATACGTCGCCGTAGAGGTTCCAGCCGCTCCGATGTTGGCGCGAGCTTGGGCCTTTTCGGAGTCTGTGAAGTCTTGTGCAAAGTTAGCACACGGTTTAAACTGCTTCATACTCGTTTATCCTTCATTTCTTTCAATGTTTCCAGAATGTTTCGAAGCGTGACCATGACTTCTGCATGCTGCTTGCTGAGCTCGCTGATGCTGTTGCTGTGCTTGATACCTTGCTCAACAAGTATCTTGATGTTGGACTCGAACTCCGTCTGCTTGCATTGCATACGAATTAAATCATCGTGCATCTGTTGGGCGGCTTCGTCACGACTGGTCTTGGTTTCAAGACGGTCGGCCTTTATTTTGTCGATTTCCGTCTTGCTTTTAAGCCAGCTTGCTACCGCCAATAGTGCGGTGATTATTGCTGCTACTAGTTCTGGTGTCATGGTTCTGTGCCTCCACATCTAGATGGAAACTTACTTCCAGCCACTGGGGATCCGCGCCAAGTCCGCAGCGCCAGTGGTCGTGTTGATACCACAGTTCGTGAAGCAGTTGCTGTAAAAGTACGGTTGTGGACTTTGCGAGGATACTTGCTGGTACAGTGCGTAAGCACCAGACTCTACATATCTGCACTCATTAAATGCAAATCCAATTGCTTGGACGCTGGATGTGTTAAGCAACGGAACGTTAGTAAGCGATGAGCAGTAGTTGCAAATGCTGCTCATGTTTGTGACTGCATGAGTGTCGAACACCGGAATAGTCGTAAGCGATTGGCAACCAGCGAACATGCCTTCCATAGTTGTGACGGAGCTGGTGTTAGCTCCGAGCACTTCAATAAGGGAATACTGGTTTTGAAGCAAGTTCGACCAGTCGCTATCGCTATATGTAAGATCCCACACGTTCGGACTAGACGATACTTGCACAGCAGCACCTTTCGAGAAGGTTGGCGTGTTGAATCCATTGAACTTCAGCCGTATTGTGTACGCTGGTAAACCAAGCGGATTGTACGGGTCAGCCGAAGCATACACCTTAACGTTGCCCAAATAGGCTTCGCTTATCTTGATTGAGCCAAGATAGAGCGAGCCGATAGATGTCGAACCTAGTTTCACTGACATATTACGTCTCCGGAAGGAGGTACAACGTATTTGCGTCTGGGCTGGCTGGCAAAGAATTCACTTTCAAGATGCTCTTCACAGTGCCAAGCTTATGTTCGATCCATGCTGGGCGACCATCTAAATCTACGGTCAAGACATTGCCAGAAATGCCCGAATACGAACCCGGAAGCGGGTTGATAACCTTAATATACGAATTGTTAACAGCAAAACGTATTGTATCGGCATTTACTAGTGGCTCATCACCCCACCCGTACATCGTGTCCGTTGTAGAACCGCTGCTGTCACTGCGCATAATAACTAGCGCATAACTGGTTGGATTGGCCTTGATGGTGCTCCACGCTAAGTTAGACTCAGACGTCAAGTTATCAAGCGACAAAACAGCACCATAGAGCATCGCGCCATTGTTTCCAACATAATTGAATACAAGCTTGCTTGAAGGCGTTTCCGGCACTGCTCCGTTATCAAGCGGTACGATTGCACACGCAATGTATTGTGCTAAGGAAGCCCCTGGGCGCGGAATAATCTGAGCAATATTGTTAAGACCGAGTACCTTAATAGCGCCAGCATCTAGCGTGTTGCACAGTGTTGCGTCTAGCGTAGTAATTCGGTCGAACACATCAAGCGTTTCGTAGTATTCTTCGTAGTATACTGAGATCGTAGAAGCTTTGGCGTTCGCCGTGGATGAATATTCCAAATCACCGCCAATATTTACATCAATGACATTGTCCAACACACGCACTGCTGGTGCGCCTACGTATTGAGTACCACCGCCTTGAGCCGTCTGCCAAGCGTAAGAGCCTACGCCGCCACTGTAAGAAGCGGTCAAGACCTTGCCGTCGTCGGAGCTGGACACAGGCGGAACTTCGTCAACACTCGGAGTTGCCGGAGCAGCCCACTCAGCCTCACCGTTGGAATCAACCGTGAGCACCTTTCCGGCGTCTTCCGAGGTGGAAGGCGGCAATCCAGTGCCGAGGTCTTCGGGATTTGTAATTTGTACTAGGTCTACAAGTCCGCTGTGGTTCATAGATAATTCTCCTGTATTCTATTTAAATAAGTAAAATGTTAGGTTCCGGTTCCGCCCCAGCTTGTCGGGATCTGGGCCAATTCGGCAGTGCTCAAACCTTGTTCGCAGTTTGCGAGAACTTTCTGTATTCTTTCGGACATAAAATCTCCTTACTTCCAATCGGACGGAATTTGTGCAAGTTCGGCACTACCAGTTGGTGTGTATTCACCACAATTACGGAAGCAACGACTATAGTTTACTGGTGGAGTACTCTGCGACGATGCTTGTTGGTATAGAGCTAGAGCTCCGTCGATCACATCAACGGCATAGTAGAACATATCATGCATGTCCGTCACCTTGCTCGTATCAAACAACGGAACATGCTCTATAGCACTGTGGTAGGTGTAGGCATCCGTTAAAGACCCGAACATACTAGACATATTAGTCACGTTGCGCGTATCGAACAAGGGTACGGATTTTAGCGAGGTCGTTCCAGCGAACATACCAGACATATTAGTCACGTTGCTAGTGTCAAACAAAGGAACAACCTCTAGGGAACGGCATGCGGAAAACATAGAACTGGTGCTCCGACACGAAGACATATCATACAGCGGGACATTAACTAACGAAAAGCAACCGCTAAACATCGTGTCCATGTGAATAATGTTGGATGTGTCGATATTAGGAGCAGTGACAAGATTCTCACAACCAAGAAACATGTTGATTGCATTCTCAAGACTATATGTGTTAAAGTCTGGGATTGTCACTAGATTCTCACAACCAAGAAACATGTTGTAAGCAGTAGACACATTGTGCATATCGAAGAGTGCGACCCGCTCTAGGTTGCTGCATCCTTGGAACATGTAGCCCATTCGCGCGACTGAACTGGTGTTAGCTCCAAGAACTTCAAGCAAGTCTGTATGTCCGTAGAGCAATCCGTCCCAACTACCTGAATATGTCAAGTCCCATATATTGGGGGAACTGCTTACGTTCACAGCAGTTCCGTATGTGAATGACGGTGTTACCCCGTCGGTATATCTTAGCCGTATTGTGCTAGGCGGCAAATTAAGGGGGTTGTAATTAACCCAGTCGAGAACCTTTCCGTTGTAGGACAGCCAATCTCCGCTAATAGAAACGATGACGCTCATAACATACCCTACGACAGAGAAATGACGATACCCTGAGCCGTCTCGGTAATGGTAATTCCCGTTCCAGCTATTAGGTTCCTTACAGTTGGTTTATGTTGTATGTAAGAATCAGCAGCACTGTTTTGTTCTGTCCAATCGGACTGTACTTGTGCAGCGCTTTGCGACCAGATAGGGTCACCGTTGGAGTCGACCGTAAGAACCTTATCCTCATCCGCCGAAGTCGCAGCTGGTAGGAGCTGGTTGCCAGACGGAATTGTAGGCTTGTTCTGGATGTAGCTTACGTCGGTCGGATCCGTTTCTGTCCAGTCAGCTTGCTGCTGCGGTGCTGCCGTTGCTGAAATTACATTGTTCGTGATTGTTATGTTGTCGCCAGCCGTCAACACGTCTTGCTTGTCAGCAAGGTCTGTCTGGGTAGCGACAACCGTAGTATCGACGGAAATGACGTCGCCAGTGATGTCGATGCCGTTACCAGCCGTGTACTCGGTGCCAGTTTCTTCGTCCCATTCGAGTCCGGTGCCGCCCGAATTAACTTTCAACACCTTTCCAGCGTCGCCAGAATCGTATTCAGGCAATTCGCTTGGCGGTGCGTCATCCTGTCCAATCCACTTGTTGCCGTACTTTAAGGGACTGCCGTTTATTGTAAAAATGCTCATAGTTGGGGTACTCCGGTTAATTCAATATAAATTGCGCGAACAATCAAGGTGAATTTGTCACCAGCAGTCAAGGTGTTTCTTGGAAAGCAGACACTGAAAAGTCTGCCAGCGGCGAGCATCTGGCTGCCGAGCACGACCGAACCGTGCGAAGCAAACGACGGTAGCGCAGCTCCTCCAAGGCTCGTGTAGATACCCGTTATCTCATCAATAAGGTGGTTCGGATAATTGTACACGTCGATGCCGATTGACGTGTTGTCCGCAATGCTCGGTGGGTC